CAGGAACGTACTCAAAGTGGTAGTACGGCTGGACGTTGAGAATCCCGGTGCTCGCGGGTCCACCGGTCACGGAAATCACGGCGACTTGCCAACCAATGTTGGTGACAGTCGAGATGGTTCCGCCGCTGTAACCGATGGCGGGAGAAGAGACGAACAATCGAGCGTTCGTCCCAAGAGGCATGGGGATGACGAGAATGTCCTCACCAACCAGACGAGAAATGGGAACGTCGTAACAGTAATCGGCAAGAGTAGAAGTGACGTCAAGAGTCCCCAGGCTCGTCAAGTCCAAAGGCGAGAACATTCGGATGCTGAGAGTGCCAGCCGCAGTCATGCGGTTGGCGGGGGTTGAAAGTTTGAAACCCCAGGACGTCACGCGATAACGCGCGACGTTGCTCGGGGGCGTCAGGACCGCGGCGACCGCGCCAGTGCTAAACGTGGCAACGGTCAAGGCCATGGTCGCGCTCTTGTAACTCGCATTCGGCGTGTACAAGTTCGAACACAGCCCGGCTCCGTCGGTGGTCATGGACTGCAACGGGCCCTGGATGTCCCAGGTGACCGAACGCGTGAATGCGTTGTCGGGCCACTTGGCACCCCTGGCCTCCTCGCAAAACGGATTTGCGAGGCTGCAAGCCTGCATGGCAACAGAGTGGGTCTGAACTTGGGGAACGTTCATCCCGACTCTACGAACCCTGGCGGGGTTAGACTTGGTCTTTCCCTTCCCACCTTTCTTCCCTTTGCGTTGGCCGTTCTTCTTCTTTCCGGCCATTCTCAATTTGTTTTGATTTGAATCAACGGTCGGCGTTCGTTGATTAATCGAATCAGCTCGCGAAAACGCGGATGCCGATAAAACTCTTGACAAAACGCTTTGTGTTGCTCCTCGCCGTAATTGGACATCCAAAGGCAGTTCGCCACGGATTTCCAGATCCTTTGCGGGATCGGGTATTCACCGGGACTCCAATCGTGGCTGCAGAAGCTCACGGGACCCACGACACGCTCGTAATCGCGAAGAGGGAAACCGAGTCTTTGATACTCAGCTTCCTTGTCCTCGCGATAACGTTCGACGCAATCGTCGCCGACACATCGCGGGTGAAAGTCGATTTCGTCGATCTTTCCTTCAAGGGCAAGGGAAACCTCGACGGCGACCGCACGACGCGCACGCGTGTGCGTGTTGTTCGCGCTCGTGCGATACATCCCAGAAGAAGTGGCACCTTGCCGGGTTTTCAAGTACATCGATCCGTCGCTGAGGATGTACGTGGCGGAAATTTCCGCGCGACCAAATTCGCGGATGAGACCTGCGAACCCGGTGCCGGTTGCGCGATACATGAATATCGCGTCTTCGTACGACATCATGGCTTCGGTTTCCGAAACGGAGAAATCGAAAGTCGGAACGTCGCTTTGAGCCTTGTCCTCAGGGAGTGCAGCGAGCAAAAGCTCGCCGTACTCTCGAGAGAAGCTAAGGCCGATGCAGGACGGAGTGAGACCAGTGGCCTGCTTGAGTACCTTCGTTGCGTTTCCAAGAAGAAGGCGGGAAATCACCTCGGTTACCGCGCTGCACGCGGTGATGATCCGAGGCAACTTCCCAATTTTCTTGACCTCGTTCTTTACCATCACAAGAAACGGGTCAGCCAAACCGACTTTGACGTAGTCGATGGGAAGCAAGTGTTTCGAGACGCGTTGAACGACGAGCATGCGGAGAAGAATGATCTCAGCAAACTCGAAGAAGTTGTCCAAAAGCACTTCGCGCTTCTTCGTGCCCAAACGGACCCATGGATACCCGGGATTGGCACTCGGGGAAGTCATCATCATCGCGTTAAGAATGTCCAACAACGACGGGAGATCCTTGTGCCAACTCGGGAGAGGGGCGTCGGGGTACAAAGAGCGCAGAATCGAATTCGCAGTGTTCAAACAGAGGAGAGCGGTCGGGGTTTCGGACCCTCGGGTTTTCTTCGAGTTTTCGTAAAGCGTATTCAATTCGACGGAGACGGTACGAGGCGACTTCTCGTAAACGCCCAACTCCGGGTAGCGAGAGACGACCAAATCCCAGTCCTCGGGAGGCTGAGGCGTCTTTTGTGGCATGCCCGGAGGGGGCCCAAAACCAACATAGTTCAAGTGGGGGTCAGAGCAGGACTCAACGAAGGAGCAACAGAAAACAAAATCACGCAAGCTATTTAACGACAACGCCGACCGCATGAAGCCGGCCACTATTCGTTTTTCGCCGAGCGCTCTTTTTCGTCTTCGAGTTCCTTCTCAAGGGCCGCAATACGCGACCTCGCTTCGTCCAAACTCTTCGTCATGTTGTCCAGGGCCTTTTGTTGGCGAGCGAGTTCCTTCTGAGCCTTCGCGCGCTGAGCAGCGCGCATCTCGGCTTGGTTCTTCGCCTGGGCGTAGGCCTTCTTCTTCTTTCTCAGAAGGGCCATCGTGAGCAAATGCTCACTTTCCGCGGCGTTGTGTCCGGCATATTTCGCCATTTCATCCTCCGAAAGCGAAACGGACGTGGGGAGATAAATCCCCTCATCCTCAAACGCCTGAACTTCCGCCCTGAGCGTCTCAAGCTCAGATTTCTTGGCAAGCTCCACCTTTTCCTTGCGGGGCTTCTCAGCGACTGCCAAGCGCTGCTCCATCTCTTTCATTCTCTGGAGCAGGGTCGAAACGTCGAATCCCCCCACCGGCTCCACCTCGCCATCTTCGCCGCGTTTGAAAACGCGGTCGAGGGAGATGGGAAGGCGGTCCGCAGAACCGGAACTAACCGATCGAGCTGCGGCGACGGGTGCGACAGGGGGCCGGGGAGCCGGCCTCTTCGCTTTGGGCGGGGGCAGAGCTTCGTCTTCTTCTTCGACGAGCTCGCGAGCCTGGGAAATAGGCTCGGACACCAACGATTCGAGTTCCGCGAAGAACGCATCGTCTAAATTCGCGGAAACCGGGGGGGTCTGGGCCCCGGTGGGCGGACCAGGAGGGACGACCTCGAGGTCCAAGGAGGCGGTGGATTGGCTGGCCGTTTCCACGGAATTGGGAGCCGCTGCGCCTTCCTGCTTCTTCTTCTTCTTTCCCATGCAGAGGGTCACGCTCGCGCCGTCAAAGCGCGAAGCGAGTTTCCACTGGTGTCCGTGGGAACGAGTCCGGTCGAAGCGATCGCGTTGCCCGCGACCCATCAACAGATCGTCCTCATGAACGTCCTCCGCCGAACCAGTTTCGGCAGCGAAATCGCTCGTGTACGAGAACTCGTCGTAGTCCTCGCGACTCGAGTCGATCGAATACCGAGTGCCCTCGTCGAAACGTTCGTCGTAGTACACCATGGCGCGGGAATACGCCATAAGGTCCTTGTACTGCATCTTCCGACCGAACTGGACTTCGAAGTCGGCTTTCAATTTCTCGTAGGCCGACTCCGACATCCCAAGACGTTTTGCAGTCCTCCTGGCCTTGCCAGGGCGGGCACACAAATTGAGCACGCGCGCAATGCGAGCGCCCTTTGTAATGGTTCCGGGAGTGGCGCGCCCGAACCAACCGTGTCCGAGCTCGTCATACCCGAGGAACAAACCAAGAAGGTGCCCGGAACGGGAGACTGCTCCCGCGCCGGACATGCCCTCTCGGAGTGGGACAGGGGCCGTGGTTCTCGCCGTCCACGGATCCACCTGATCCAACCAACAACTCACTTTACCCTCAGAATGCTCGATGGTCCCAAGTCCACCCATCGAGGAAGCCCACGGGGTAACGGGAACGTCGTCGAAATCGTGACCGTCAATCACAATCTCAGCCACGTCCGCGTAGTTGTTGGCAGTGGCAACGCCGAAACGATAGCGTCGCCCTTTGCGCACGAAAGAGACCGTAGGGTCGCCAAGCTGTTGAGCCCAACCCAACTGCCTCGCGACATGCAAAGCGGTCACGATCTTGTCCTGAGCAACGCGAGCTAACGCGCCCACAGGGCCTTCGTCGTTTGCGAGAACGCATTTCGCGGGGGGATCGCTAAACCGTTCGAAACTCGCCGGCGGTCTTTCGGCGTGCGTCGTTCGGCTTTCACGAGGGTTCCCCCCCTCTGCAAACTCGAAGTCGAAGTCCACGGTATCTTCCCCGTCTTCTTCTTCTTCCGATTCGTAGAGCGCGAATCTCTCCTTGATCCACGCTTTCGACACGGCATCACTCGCCAGAAAACCGGCGAGAGCTGCGCCCTTCTCTTCGGGCACCGTCAGCACAGTGCTGACGTGGCGCGCGAGATCCAGAAGGCGCGAGTTGCGCTCCTTCTCCTCT